CTGCTTATGAGAACCGCATCAACGAAATGGCAATGCAGGCACACCGTGAGTCTCAAGCCATTTCCGCTGATGCCGTCGAGGCATTCCGCTCTGCTCTTCACACTGGCGTTCTGAACACCATTATGTCAGGCACTCCTGCCGACCGACCGATCATTACTGATGGTGTGGTCTACATTCCAATGAGCGTGGCCGCTCGGTTTGGCATGAGGGAAAGTGCATCGACCCCCGGCTATGCCCGCATTGAGAACGGTTTCCTTGGCCTTCCCTTCCAGTTCTTTAACTACGCACTGGCGAATGTAAACAGGACGATGGGTGCATTTGCTCAAGGACAGATCAAGAATCGGATGATTGGCTTGGCCGCTTCTCTTGGCCTTGGATACATGGTCGTGGGTATGCGCACTCCGGATTACATCTGGGAAGACATGAACTGGCGCGACAGATTTGCCCGCTCGTTTGATATGTCTGGTGTTGCCGCTCTCTACTCCGATCTGTTTTACACCGGGATGCACACTGCCCTTGCTCTTGGTGGTCCAAACATTACTGGCGGATTGATTTCTCCCAAGTTTCCGCAACGAACCAGTTTGTTTGATGCGGTCACTGGCCTTGCTGGCGCTGGTCCCTCTTGGGCTGCTGACGTTGGGGAGGGGTTCTATGAGATGTATAGCGGCGAGTATGGTGCAGGAGCGCGGCGCATCTTCAGAGACCTACCGTTCATGCGGCTCTGGTTTATCAAAGACGAGGTAAATCAGTTGACGCGCGCTTGGGCCGGATAATCTGTCCTAGTATCTTTGTGCGTTGCTGTGACGCGTCCTCTCTGGGAAACAAGAGAGGAAGCAAAGGTGACGCATGACCATCGACATCTCAAACAATAACCCTCGGATCAACTACTCGGTAGCGGAAGGCGTTACTCAGACGACCTTCTCTGTTCCGTTTGAGTTCTTTGAGGATGGCGACCTGACGGTATACGTCGATGGCGTAGAGAAGACGATCACGACTGATTACTCGGTAACTGGTGGTGACGGCTCAACTGGCACGATTCAGTTCGTGACTGCTGATCCGGGTGAGACTCAGCAAGTAACTGGCGCTTCTGGCGGCAGCACTGTCACCATTGTTCGCGACATTCCGATTGAGCGCACCACTGACTTCACTGCTGGTGCTGACATCAACCGGGCCGCACTGAACACTCAGCTTGATACCATCATTGGTTTGATTGCTGACGTTGATGACCGGGCCAGCCGCTCTCTGCAACTGAATGATTATGAGACTGCGGCATCTGTCACGCTGCCTTCTCTGGATAGCCGCAAGGGTTACACTCTTGCCTTCAATGCCTCGACTGGTGACGCTGAAGTCGGCCCTCTGGTAACTGATGTTGCTGCTGCCAGCACTCACGCCACCAACGCTGCGGCGAGTGCAACGGCGGCTGCTGCTTCTGAATCGAATGCTTTCACTTCTGAGACCAATGCTGCTTCCTCTGCCACGGCTGCTGCCACGAGCGAAACCAACGCGGCGACCTCTGAAACAAATGCAGCTTCAAGTGAAACTGCTGCCGCTTCTTCGGAAACCAACGCTGCTGCATCTGAGTCTGCTGCTGCTATCTCTGCCAGCAATGCAGCAACGAGCGAAACGAATGCTGCAACCTCCGCAACAAATGCGGCGACTAGCGAAACAAACGCCGCGGCCTCTGCGTCTTCTGCTTCAACGTCTGCCGCTACAGCAACCACTCAGGCATCAAATGCTCAGACTGCTGCTGATGCTGCATTGGCTGCACTTGATAACTTCGATGATCGTTATCTTGGTCAGAAGGCAAGTGACCCTACGACTGACAATGATGGCGATCCTCTTATCACTGGTGCACTTTACTTCAACACGACTGATGATGTGATGAAGGTCTATGAAGGAAGCGTTTGGGTTGCTGCCTATGCTTCTCTGTCAGGCGCACTGCTTGTTTCGAACAACCTGTCCGATGTTGCTGACGCTGCCGCTTCTCGAACCAACCTTGGTCTTGGCACGGCAGACAGCCCGACCTTTGCTGGCGGCACCATGACTGGTGACTTGTCTTTCGGTGACAACGACAAAGCCATCTTCGGTGCTGGGTCTGACCTACAGATTTATCATGATGGGTCGAAAAGTGTTATTCATGATGCAGGGACTGGTAATCTTCTTATCCGTGCAAGCAATCTAAGTTTTGCAAATGATGCATGGACTGCAAACTACTTGACCGCAACGGATGGCGCTGGCGTAGACATCTATTACAACAATGCATCCAAACTCTCCACCACCAGCACAGGCGTAGACATCACAGGCGGTGTGACGGCTGATAGCCGATACATTGTCCAAGGCACTTCTAATGCAGGTACTTCAGACATTTCGTATGGTTCTTACGCAAATGGCGCATGGATTAATGGCTTGTCGGGGAGCAGTTCTTATCTAGCCGTAGGTGGCAGTGGTGTTTTAAAATGGAACAGCACAGGCGTAGACGTCACGGGTACTTTGACCAGCGATGGGCTGACTGTGAGTAATACTGGCACAGGGTCTACTATTTCTGTAGAGCGAACAGACGGATCAGCCTTTTCTCTTTCCGCTGGCACTTATTCTATCCTTGGGACGGATGATGCCACAAACCTTTACCTTAAAACAAATGGCGCTTTCCGTCAGTTGATTAACAGCAACGGCGACATAAGCTTCTACGAGGACACAGGCACCACGCCAAAGTTTTTCTGGGATGCGAGTGCTGAGCGGTTGGGCATTGGGACGAGTTCGCCTAGCACGGACTTAGATGTTTTTGGTGGGATAAGATCGACTTCTTCTGGCGGCTACAATCAGCTAACCACAACATCCATCGGCGATCTTACCTTTAACAACAACGGGAATAACTGGCTGACCGTCAAGGATGGGGTTCCTGCAAATGCCATGCGCATCGACAGCAGCGGGAACGTGGGCATTGGGACGAGTTCGCCTAGCAGCAAGCTGGATGTTAATGGCACAGTGAATGCTACTGCGTTTACTGGAGATGGTTCTGGGCTTACTGGTGTTGGCGGCGGTGGCTTGCAGTCTGTGCAGGTTTTCACATCGTCTGGCACTTGGACCCGCCCCGCCGGGATCACCAAGGTCAAGATCTACGTCACTGGCGGCGGCGGCGGCGGGCGGTCTGTTAGCCAAGGCGGCGGTGAGTACACAGGGACTAATGGCGCAGGGGGTGGCACGGCATTCAAATTTATGCTCGACGTATCTAGCATCTCGTCTTCCACGATCACTGTGGGAGCAGGCGCATGGTACAACGGGGTGGGAGGAACCAGCTCGTGGGCTGATGGGACTAACACGATCTCTGCAACGGGCGGGCAAGGTTCTTCTTATAATCCCGGTGTAGGCGGCGTCGGGTCCGGGGGCGATGTCAACTACCGTGGCGGCGCGAGAGCCGAAGGAGGATCAAGTTTTTGGTCCAATTCGTATCCAGAGAACACTGGCACTTACGGAGCAGCCGGGTGGGGGAATGACTCCGGCAATAGCCGCTACGGCGGGCCGGGCATCGTCATCGTTGAGGAGTACGCATAATGGCACACATCATGAAGGCGCAGGTCGAGAATGGAGTGGTCGTCAATGTCGCGGCCTTCGAGAGCCATAGTATCCCCGGCTGGGCAGACAGCTGGGTCGATGCCACCGACGATGCCGTGATCGGCGGCACCTACGACGGCGCGACCTTCACGCCGCCAGCGGCACCTGCACCTACCGAAGCCGAGGTCAGGGCGCAGCGCGACAAGCTGCTGGCAGACAGCGACTGGATCGTGACCAAGGCTGTCGAGCAGAACGCTCAGGATGGTCTGGGCATTCAGGTTCCGCAAGTCTGGCTTGACTACCGCCAAGCACTGCGAGACGTTCCGCAGCAGGCTGGCTTCCCCGACAACGCAACTTGGCCGACTGCGCCGTGAATGATAGGATGCTGACATGGCACACGAACAATGGCACCTGAGCAAGAGCGTCCCGATCTCGTTCATTGTGGCGATCATCGCCCAGACGGGTGCGCTTGTTTGGTTTGTCGCAAGCATGAACAATGGGATTGAGACCAACTCTCGGGACATTGTTCGCCATGACCAGCGCATTGAAAACCTAGAGGTCACTGCGCAGAACCAAGCCATTGCCACAGCGCGCATTGCTGAGAACATCGAAGCGATCCGCGAAACACTGGATCGGATGGAGCGCCGGGGGCAATGAGAACCAGCATCAAGGGCCTTGTCGCTATCGCCAAGTCTGAGGGCATTGTGCCTGCCCCTTACATTGATCCGGTTGGAGTCTGGACTTTCGGCATTGGCCACACTGCAATGAGCGGCGCACCTGACCCGGCCAAGATGGAACGCTGTATGCCTGACGATGTGGATGCTGCTATCCGCTACGCTGTCTCTCTGTTTCAGAAACACATCCAGAAGTATGAGCAGGAAGTTGCCCGTGCGGTTAAGGTTCCTCTACAGCAGCACGAGTTCGATGCCCTTGTCTCTTTTCATTTTAACACCGGAGCGATCTTTAAGGCGTCTGCTACTGACGCGCTGAATCGCGATGACCGGGAGGATGCGGCTCGCCGCCTGACGCTCTACAACAAGGGCCGCGTCAACGGACAGCTAGTGCAGCTTGAGGGTTTGGTTCGTCGCCGTGAAGAAGAGCGGCGGATGTTTCTGTTTGGTGATTACCCAACTGAGGGAATCACGATCTGGAAGGTCAACGCCAACAACAAGTATTCACAGGCGCTGCGCATCATGTCGCCTGCCGAAATGGAAGAGTTGCTGGCCGATCATCCTGCCGATGCCTTCTTTGCCCCTGATGCTCAAGAAGCTATGAGCTTGATTGAGCGTTTGTTCAGTCTCTTCAAGAGGTAGCCATGCGATACATTCGACCCCGATCTATGACATGGTGGGCTGGCGTTTTGTCTGTTGCCGTTGGCATTGCCATGATGGCAGGCGCAGGCCGCTGGACCAACGAGCTAGGCGTTCTCATTGCCATGTTGAGTGGCGAGGGAAACTCTTCACCCGCAGCCATGATGGGCCTTGGTTTTGGTTTGATTGGCATTCGCGATAAGCTAAGTCGGGTGTTCACAGATGACGCAGATACTTGAGTTTATTCTTGGCGGCGCTTGGCAATACCTTGCTGCTGCTGTTGCTGGACTTGTTGCGCTTCTGGTTGCTCGGCGGTCTGGTGTAAACGCTGAAAAGCGGAAGGCGGCTGAGCGATCGCTTGAAGCTATCCGCACACAGAAGGAGGTGGAGAACTATGTTGAGGGTCGCACTCCTGACGATGTGCGTCACGAGCTTACTCGCTGGATGCGTGACGACGAGTAGTTGCGATTGGGCTGAGCCGATTCGTCCTTCGACTGACGATGTTCTTAGCCTTGATACCGCACAGCAAATCCTGACTCACAACCTGACAGGTGAGCGGCTATGCGGTTGGCGTTCATAAAGACAATCAGTCGGCGTATCCACGACTGTATATACAAGGACAAGAGCCAGAGTCTTTGCTCAAGGGCATGGCAACACAAAGATGAATCACTCTTTTGGCAATGCTTTGTTTTTCTTCTTGGGAAGCGTCACTGTCAGAAGTCATACGAACGATACTGGGGAAGCAATGATTGACTTAGATAAAAAGATAGCCTTGATTGAACAGGGTAAGGGTTTGATTGACCGCGCTAAGACGGCACGAGTGGGCAGGGAATTCCCGGCAGAGACAGTCCCTACTGTCATTGCCTCATTCGAAGCGCTGCTGGAATTGGCAGCGCAGTTAGCGATGGAGGTTGCCTATGAGGAACCTGATTCTAGCAGCGGCATTGCTGCCGAGTAGCGCACTAGCACAAGAGCCTGCTTGCCTGCCTGCATCACAGCTTGATGCGTTCATGGCTGAGAACAACATGGTGATGATCGGATCACCAATTATCTCCACCTCTCTAGGTGAAGTTGACGGTCGCCTGTATGTGTCGAACATCGACGGTGAGTGGATACTAGTTGTTCTTCCTCCCAATGAAACTGCCTGCGCTGTCCTCTGGGGATGGGACTTCTGGGACGGGGAGGCAATGTAATGTCGCACCCGCCGTTGGATGATCACCTTAAGGAAGAGGCGCTTGAGGCGCTGCGTGAACATGGGTCTGCTCGTGCCGCAGCAATGGCGCTTGGTCTGCCGCGCAGCACTTTCCGCAATCGCTTGGCTCGCGCGCAGATGTCTGAACCAAAACAGCGGTCTGCCGATAAGCTGGAATCCCTCGGCTACAACCTGTCGGCGGAGGAGAAAACGCCGCAGGAAGCGTGGGACAGTCACGCCAACACTGTCGAGCGCAAACTCTCTGAAGCAATCAGAAAATCGTGGCCGACTATTGAGCGTCCCAATGGTGCGTATGTAATCTTCCATGCAACTGACCCGCACGTCGATGACAACTCGACGCCTCTTCGCTTATTGGAGACTGACATTGAGGCTGCGCATAACTTGGGCGCTGTCATGTGTCACGGTGGGGACTTGCTGAACAACTGGCCGCTGGCGGGCAGGCTTGCAAAGAAGTGGGCAGATCAGGAATGCACCATGCCTGACGCTCTGTTGCGGGCACAGCACTACATCAGCATCTTTAAGCCGGACGCGTGGGTCGATGGGAACCATGAGGAGATGAACCCCTACCTCACTAGCTTGTTCGATCAGTGGCTTCCTGACGGCATCGTCCGCGATTACTGGATGGCGAAGTTCATCGTGAAGACTCCGAGCGGGCGCGCTTGCCGTGTGTCAATGACGCACAAGTTCGGCAAAGGATCGTCTTGGTTTCACAAGCTGCACGGCCACATTCGAGAGATGCTTGAGGCCGAAGAGGTTGACCTGTTGATCGACGGGCACTTGCACTCTGACGGTGTGCTGGACCACAGCTTGCCAGAGCGTCAGCATTCTTCCCTTGCGGTTGCATCGGCTGGTTACAAAGTGCTTGACCGATTCGCCACCCGGATCAGCAAGGGCGGCTCGTTTCCCAAGCTGCGAGGGCGGGCGCACTGGATTGTGGTGGATGATCAGGCTGATTATGACGCCAACTTCTGCACCGCGTTTAAGTGTCCGCGCCAAGCGGAAGCCTTTCTGAACGGACTACAGAACCTACGCGCAACCTGACAGCGCATCGCGCGGCGGGGTGGAAGGCCCCCAGTCGGGGTTTTCGCACCCTTTGCAGCAGTCATCGCACGGCGGCGCGTTGTCTATGGTGTAGCATGGGGCCTCCCCATAGCAAGCGCACCAATCTGCGCAACGACACCGAATTTCATCTGTCCATTCCATCACTCTTCTCCTTTTTGAAGGTCCACCAGATGCCACCACCCCCGGACTGCGTGTAACCCACCACCACCACAGAGATGAGAGAGAGGAGAATAGATGCGTAAATAATCACCGCCGCCATTTCTGCATCCGGCTCCCAAGGGGGGCCTAAAATGCACCACAACAAACGGATCATGGCGGCGATGGCAACCGGTAGCAGCGGCGGGATCGCCCAGAGGACATTTATGCGGTTAGTCATTGCTGGTCTCCTTTCCAACGTCTTCCGCTCGATGAAGTCGGAGCCGTTGTCACCAAGTGAAAGCGCCCTTTGTTTCCAAAAGTCCCGCTCTTCGATCAGGCCGTCGAGCTGGCTGTCGATCTCAGTGAGAAGGTCATCTAGGTCGGGCAGGTCCAGTGGGTCCACCGGGTCATCTCCACCGGACAAGACCGCGAGCCGAAGCTGATCTATCGGCGAGAGGCTGGTCGCCATATGTTTTTCAATTAGGTTTGTGTCCATCACTCTTCTCCTTCTTGCGGGATGGGAGTTTGGGCGAGAGTGGTGACGAACTGTTCGATCTCGCGCATCGCTGTGCAGGCATCCCACGCGCCGACGCCATCGTAAATGTCCAGTAGCTCTGAGATTTCTTTAGCTACTTCCTCAAGCCCCGCCCTGCGGCCTTCTTCGCGGGCTTTGACTACCTCGGCCTCAAGGGCTTCGATGCGAGCCGCCGCCTCTTCGTAGAGATGCCCAGCGTCCTTGTCGTAGTCCTCGGGGTAGACGTGTATCCAATCGCGCAGTCGCTTCACAAGGTCGGTCATTGCGCTGCCCTCCTGATGCTC